TTTTGGAAACGATCAGGTACAAAAGCCACTTCGCCAAAATCAGATACATAAATATCTGTTGTCCCAATGGAAACTTTGTCCGAAGCATCTTTATACTTTGTCGCTACCCCAGCAAAAGCAGAAGCTAATTGCTTATGAGAAGCAGTCATTAAGACTGTATCCGGCTCACCGCCATTTTCAAAAGCCTTTAAAAGACCAGCTTTTAATAAAGCCTCTGTGTAGGTTCTGTTTGTACCACCAGCGATTGCAGTTGCTCCTGTACCGGCTGGAGTTGCAGATGGAGTACCATTGGTAGCAGCATTAGAAGCTGAGCCATACCAAGTTCCGACTGATGCAGATTTTCTAGCAGTTGATGCGTTACCAGCTACTTTAGCTTGTTCAACACCAACAATAGCATTTTCCATATCTCGCTTGATCTCTTTACCCATCTTAGCAAGTTGGTAAGCCATCTGAGTACCCATACCAGCATTATTTACAGCATCGTCTGTTCCTGAAATTGTTACAGCTTTTGCAGAAATTTGAGTGTAGTTAGTTAGTCTAGTTGTTGCACTACGAGAATCGCCGTTATAGTCATCACCCTCAACTTGAGCATTTACTGCTACCGCAGCTAGTGAATCAGTTTGCCATTCGTGTAGTGTATTTGTTGCAGTACCTTTTGATGCATTTGACAAAAAAGGAGTTTCAGTTGGTGAAATGTTGTAAATCACATCAGCTAAATCTTCTCTAATTGCATTAGCACCATCATAGGTATCAAAAGTATTGGTTGGTTGTGCCATTACTTATTCCTTTCTTTGATGTTATTAACGAGAATACATCTCTTTTAAAACTGATACTGCGTCTTGCACTTTACCAGTCTTTCTAAGAGTTGCTTTAGACGAGTTCAATCGACGAACATTATCACTATCTTCTTGAACATTAGAATTTGTAGAACTGAGGACTCTCGGAGCTTTAGTTACTTTTTTATTTTTAAGATTAGCTTTTCTTAATTTGTCATAACGCATAGAGTTAGCTAACATGATAACTGCTCGGTGATCTACTAACATAGCAATTTCACTATCGGTATAACCAATAGATTTAGCATAATTAGTCAGTTCTTTTACAAACTCAGGGCCTTTCTCTTTGTCACCATAAATAGGCAAGGCTTCAGCAAGTTTTTTTCTCTCGCCATCTAAATATTGAGAGTAAAGTTTTTCACTTTCTTTCTGTTTTTCAAATTGAATGCGTTCTTGCTCTTGTTGAGCTGCTAATAGCAACTCTTTTTTTCTATCTTGTTCGGCTTTTACTTTTACAAATTCAGCCGGATCATCTTGATAGAGCCTTTCCATATCGATTGGTGTTTCGTTGGCCCTTAAATGTTCTTGCAATACTTGAAGTTGTCTTTCGTATTGATCTCGTTTGATTTTAGCCTCTTCGCTTAACTTAGTAACTTCTGCGTTTTTTTCTTCAATATATTTTCTATCTTGCGAAAGTTTTTCGGTCTTGCGTGTGTAATCGCTTTGTCGAGAATAGCCTTTTTTAAGCTCGTCAAGGGTGACTTCCATTTCCTCACCATTAACAGTAAGTCTGTAAAGTTCCTGGTTTCCGCTTAATGGGGTTTCGTCTTCAATTTGATTTATAAGATCATCATCGTCAAAAGTTTCGTCGGTATTCTGTTCAGAATCGGCTACCTCTTTTGTTGATTTTTCACTTGCTGACTCCTGAGTCTCTGAGGCATTGATGTTAAATAAGTTCTTCAGGGCTTCAGCTGCCTCCCCTTGTGTATTTAGAGGCTTGGGCTTTGGTGCAATAGATTCATTTTGAGTTTCTATTGCAGAGTCCATTACTGGTTGTTCTGCCATTTTTTACTCCTATTTTTTTATAATTTTTCCAGTCTCCATGATCGACTGAATTTGCATCACAACAAGTTCTAACATTCTTCTCATGACAAAAATGTTTTCCCTTTGTTCTGAATTTTCTATATTGGAGTTTAACCATTCATTAGTTAAATCTCCTCTAATCTTATTAACAGCCTCTATAAAAAGAGGATGCTCTAAAACTTCTTTTGCTTGTAGGCTTCTTTTTTGCTCGTTATCTGCCACGAGTGTATCCCATACCTGTATATGCTTTTGAATTTATTTGTTTCTTAGGTGACACAAAATTTTGTGTTTTTGCTGTGTACATTTTGTTGGATGCACTATTGGAATTGTTATTGTTATTATTGTTTCCATAAGAAACTATTTGTGTTGCACCATAGTTAGATTGGAATGGGTTTACAGTGACATTAGCATTATTATCTTTATAGACCTGGTTGCCTATATAATCTGCTTTATCACCTCTCTTTGTAACATCAGCCATCGCTTTAGCTTCTTCCTCAGATTTACCTAAAACATTTTGAGCAAAATTCATCATATTGTTTTTAGCTAATTGATCTTCAAACTTTTTGTTTGCATCTGCTAAGAAATAATTACCGCCTTTAGCAAAATAATAACCATCGTCTCTTTTTTCGATAATACCGGCATTTTCTAATTTCTTCTTATCAAGATAAATTCCTAATTGGGCCAAAGGTGAAAATCTTTTAAATAATCCTGTAAGGCCATCACCATAAAAATCTAATTTACCTGAACCATAGTAAGATTGAACATCTTCCGCAGTGCTGCCCCCTAGTCCTAAATTCATAAAGGCATTTTGTTCAGGACTAAATGCACTTCCAACACCACGATAAGTTTGATCCATATTATTTTTATCGCTACCACTGTCATTCGCTTCAGGACTCATGTTAGGTAAGACACAGGCTTGAAGAACAGGATCATAAATTCTTCCTTCGCCTGGATACATTTCTTCACAATTAGGAATATCGTTTGGAGTATCAGGAGTAGGCTGTGCAGCTGGTGGCACATAAGGAGTCACATCAACTTTATAGGGATTAGTTGAAGCTGTAGTATAAGGTTGTGAAAAACCACCAGCATTGAGGTATGAGTTAATAATTCCTTGAGCTTGTGTGCCTTGAAAAAATGGTGAAGTAAATGCCATTAGTTAATTCCTTGTTGTATAATTTTTGATGCTAATTTTTCTTTTTCTAAATTTTTAGTATTAGCTTCTTTTATAACTTGGGTTGCTAGTTTTTGCTGATCGAGATTAATTTTTTCTAATTTGTATTGCTCATCAGCTTGTTGTTTTCTTGCTTTGAGTTGCATATCAGCTTGATCTCTAGCTCTTAATCTTTGTTGTTCTGCCATCGCTAATTCAATCGTTGGATCAGGCTGCTGTGGCTTAGGGGGTGGCGGTGGAGTATTAGACGGATTGTTAAAGAATTGACTTGCATCTTTATAACCGGCATTCTCCAGGTACTTCTCTAAGGTGTTATAAATCTTTTGAGGATCTACAATTCCCATACCACCAGTAGCAATTAATTTTTCCTGGACTGCTAAAACTCTTCCTAAAACTTCTAATCGCTGGTCTTGCGATCCTGTTCCTAAACCTACCTGGACTGTCGCATTATATCTGTCTACCCACTCTCTAGGATTCATTGGAACAAATTGATTTCTTAATTTAATAATTCTCTCTTTGTCCTGGTATTTACAAACAAGTGCCAGGATACCTTGAAACATTCTTTTAATGCCTTCACTAAAGTTTCTTGCATACAGTTCAATTCTTTGTGTAGATGCGTTCATCATCACATTAGCACTAGTAGCAGTGGTGTGAGATTTATTAATAACATCACTATCCAGGCCCATTTGTACTTTAGAGACTCCGCTGCGGCCTTCACGAATTTGATCCACTTTTTCAAGCATCGCTAAGCCTTCTTGCATAAAGTTGGGGGACTGAAGAGGAGTTACTGCGTTTGGTGATTTAACTCTTACAATACCCCCAGCTCTAGAAGTAAGGAGATCGTCTATGTTGGCTTGACCATCGACAACCACTGTTCTTGCGTTGTTTTGCAGATACGCATTGTTAAGTGTTTGTCTTAGTAAAGTTGTTTTAATTTCTTGAACATCGCCAATTAAGTCATAAATGGATAATCCATAGAAGCGATGAGGCATAGGGATAGCAGTAACAGTAGCAAAAGGAATTTGCTCAATAGGTTCATTCTCTAATATGTGATAGGTATTAGGCCCTGAGCCACCTACTACAATGTGTCTTAACTCAGCAATCCCATCATTATCATAATCGCAACGCATATAACAATCCACGATGCTAACTCTAGTAAGTAAGGAATCAATATTTTGATATTCTTGAGGCATGGTCTCATCATCATAAGACCTTCTTGTAACAGCTTCGTTGTTAAAAATTTCTTCATCCGCAACAGGCAGTTCATTAACAATTTTTTTATCAAAGCCCATACTAATAAGCTCTGACCTGGTTTTAAAAACTCTTTGGCCAATAAAATTACAATCTTCTAATGAGGTAGCAGTCTTGGTAACTAAAATACTTTCAGGGGGTACACTTTCAATAACCACTCGGCCATAATCTTTTTTTCTTTTAACAGTGACATTAAATTTAGCTTCATTGTAATCAATATTAGCTATATCAGTATCAGGGTTGTTGTCCTGGTCTTCAATAACTTCAATCTCAGGATCGCTTAATAAAGATTGGTACTCCGCAGCTGTTAAATTTTCATAAGACTCTTCTTTTTGCTCTAAATCTTTTTTCCAATAATATTTAACAAAACCATTTTTAGAAATAAGGGCATCTTTAAACATAGTATGTAATATTGAATAACCATTATTATCTTTCATAAAGATATGGTTGATGTAATCAGATGCCTGGTCAGCATAAGCTACATCTTCAGGCCCTTGAGGCTCAAAGCGAACTATACTTTCGCCTTGTGTAAAGATACGCATCATAGAGGGAAGAATACTTTCCACCACTTCTAAAACATCTTGTGATCGAACTTGCGATTGTCCCTCTACTTCATTTCCTAGAGGCTCTCCTAAATAATATTTAAGAGCATTTCTTCGCTGTTCTGATAATTGTCCGCCATAATAACCTAACGAGTTTGTGATCTCTTGGGATATAAGGGCTTTTAATTTTTCTTTTGTTAATTTCATACTATACCTAATTTTGGATATTTAATTTTTGATGACCAATTTTTTGACTCTTGTAATCCTGTACATAAATAACGAAAGGAGTCCGCAGCATGAGAAGTCCAATCGTGTAAAGGCCTATTCTTTTGTTCGCCTTTATCAGTGACTGCCCAGCGATATTGTCTAAGGGCATCTAATCCGTCTTTTGTTTTTTCAAAATCAAACCAGCATCTGCCTAATGTCATTCTTGTAGCATTAATGCCATCTTCAATACTCATTTTAGGAACTATGCTCGTTACCAATCCTAATGATTGGGCAATTTCTAATCTTGATTTTCCTGTGCCTATTTCTCTAACCGATGCATCATGGGGTAGGTAGTGGGTATCATAGACATAACCTCGTTGGTCTAAGATAGAAGCATAATACTCCAGGCTCTCGCCACTATCCTCAAAATAGTCAATAATGTGAATAGCTGATCCTTTTTGCTGACAAAACCATATAGCGGTTTTATCTCGCATACCTAAGTCCCAGTAGGTGTCTACTTTAATGGTGGAGTCATAAGGAACTTTAGTTATCCGGCCATCTGCCTCACATTTAGCTAAAGATTGAGAATAGATAGCACCAATAGCTGAACTTTCAAAACTGCACTCATACTCCGCCTCATATATTTCAGGGGGCATGAGTTTTTTAGCTTCGTCTAGCTCGTCTTTGGCTACTACTCCTGTTTCACTAGCTTTAAAACTTTTGGCATACCAATTTTCATCATGAAGACCATGATTATATAAATCAAAAAAAGAATTATGCCCAGCCGGAGTGCCAATCGCTATCATAAATGCGTTGTCTTTCCATTTACCCTCTTTGTCAGTAATAACACGATCTGATAATGCCGGTCTTATGATCTCAGTCCATAATTTAGGGGGCATTTGGGCCACCTCATCTAAGACGACACCATCCATATATAAACCTTTTAAAGTTTGTGGTCTTTCGCAGCCTAATAATTGTATTCTTCCGCCATTAGGAAGATCGGCCCTTAGCTCTGTTTCGTGATATTCCATTTTAGGAAGAACAGAGGTGTAATATTTTAAATAGTCCCAAGCTATCCTTTTTGCCATACTGTAAGTTGGTGCTATATAATAATAGCGAGGTCTTGGAAGTTTATTTTGTAGGCACTTCTTTATGATCTCATTGACTGTAAGGACAGTTTTTCCAAATCTTCTGTGGCAGACCAGGACATTAAATCTTTTTAAATTCTTGTGTATCTCTTGTTGTAATGGTCTAGGTTTGTAAGGGATTGTAATTTTCATTCATTGTCTTTCTTTTCCCCCTTATAAATGTCTTGAATCCTGGCAACAGTGCTATCCTGAACAATTCCTCGCCCTGAATGCTGCTTTACAGGAGTCCTGTCATTTAATTCTTTGACCATTAAGGCAAAGACATCAATTTTAGCTTTAGATTTTTTTGTTTTTTTCACTTGAATAATGATCTCCACACAGAAAATAATATTGCCTATATGCGTCTTTTGGCTGAATGGCAAACGATCCCCATTCATCGCAGTACAGGCATACTCTTTTCTGCATTTGTTGTTTGCGATCCCAA